GCTGTCTGTCCGCCCTTGGCTGAGGCTATGGTCCGTGCTAATCTGCCGGAATGGTGCGGCACAAAAATAATCACGATGGCAGCGCTCAACCGAGCTGTGGCTGTGTAGGAGGTAAAAGGATGAACAAGATCCCCTATGAAGCCCGGAAAGAGATATACCAAAATGCGCTTTCTAAGTTCGGCCTTCTTTCGCAGATGGTGGTAGCCCTGGAGGAACTCAGCGAATGCCAAAAGGAAATCTGCAAGTGTATGCGGGGAATCGCAGATCTTGACCACCTGGCGGAAGAGATCGCTGACGCAACGATCATGTTGGAGCAGATGCGTTTGGCTCTGGATCTGAACGACGCCGTAAGCCAGAAGATGGATGAGAAGGTTCTGCGGCTACAGGAAAAGATTGCAAGGGCTGGCGAAAATGGAAAAAGAACCGCCCCAAATGGGAGGGCCGAATATGCCTGAATTGAAACCGTGTCCGTTTTGTGGCGGCGAAGCGGCGGTGGGAGATGTGATGACATTCCTCAAAGATGGAAAATCGATAAAATGTACAAAGTGTCACGCACGGACGATGTATATTCTTATCGATAATCCGAAGGTAAACCATTTCGATGGAACGGTTGACGAAAGCACCCGATACACAGCGGAACAGGCAGAACTAAAGGCAGCAGAACTTTGGAACAGGAGGGCAGAAGATGGCTAGTAGCGATCTGCAGGAGAAAACCTACAGAAAGACTTGTCCGTTCTGCCAGCGAGAGCATGAGCAGGCTTTGTGGCTGAACATCATGTGCGCTTGCGGTGCGAAGTATTACTATCCGCAAAAGACTTGGCTTAACCGGGCTACCGGGGAAAGGGTGGTTGAAGATGGCACTGAAAATCATTGAGATTCACCCGGAGTTCCGGGCAAATGTGGAAGCCAACAATGGCTATTGCCCCTGTGCGATCTGGCAGACACCTGACACCAAGTGTATGTGCAAGGACTTCCGGGAGCAGAAAGAACCGGGCGAGTGCTATTGTGGAAGATTTGAGAAAGTGATGGCAAAAGATGGCTAGGCAAACCAACAAAGAGAGCGGCAAAATCCGAGTAATAACGATTTACCGTGAATTGATGAATAAGAAAAAGCTTACAACAAAACAAATTATAAGACTATTGGAAAGACGCTATGGTGTTACCTATGATAGGAAAACCATTTATGACGATATTGCAGCTATAAACAGGGTTGTGCCGATAAAGACAATCCGGGGAAGATATGGCGGCTACATTTATTGGGATGTGTTAGGGGAGGTAGAAGATGGCTGAAAAGCGGCTGATTGATGCCAATGATTTGTGGAAGAAAACCTTTTGCTGCGATGAAGTGGCAGGAGTGCGGGAGTTTATCGAGAAAGCCCCCACCGTGGATGCCGTGGAAGTGGTGCGGTGTAAGGATTGCAAGAATTGGAAGAGATTGGATCATTTGGGATGTACCGATTTTGTTAAGGTGTGTATGCTTTCCAATTACATGGTCGGCGCAACCGGGTTCTGTGTCTACGGAGAAAGGAGAACCAATGAAATGCCCACATTGCAAAGGGAATGACACCATGGTTGTAGACTCCAGGATCAGGAACGGCATCGTAAAAAGACGGCGGATGTGCATGTCGTGCAAACAGCGTTTTAACACTCTGGAGATACCTGAAGAGGAGCTGAGTGTGCTGAGAGAAGCCAGGATAAAATCTCCATGGACAGCTGACAAATGCGTACATCTCGCGCGTGAATAGTTAGTGGCGCGCGCTTACGTACCACTCTGGAAATATTTCCAACCAGTGCTTGTTAATCTAAAAAAATTGCAAATTGCGGTTTGAAACAGGAGGTATGATTATGGCCAACGCATACTTGGAAAAGCAAAAACAAATGCAGCAGTACTACTTTGAAACCGGTGAAGCGGTGGGCTTTCAACGGTGTTTAGACTACATGCAAACGCTCTTACGCAACCCCAAATATGTTGGCAAAGATATCTTTGGAAGGAAGCGTTGGGAGCTCCTGTATGAGGGCCTTAAGGACTGTGACAAGCAGTTTGGTGAGGCCTTCACCATGGGTGTTGAAGCTGATTATTGCCAGGAAAAACTGGACGCAAATATCCGTGAGATCTTCGGTGATGATACCCTGCCATTTGCAGAAAGATACCCGAGCTTCAAGCAGTGCAGCTACTCAAAACCGAGGAAAGGATGGGTGTGATGGATATCTTAGCTCCGTTGATTACAGAAATATTTTTCTTCGTGATGGTGGCGTTTGTTATCCTTGCCGCTACCGTACTTGCTCTTGTATTTGGCTTCATCATTTACTGTGAGGTCAAGGGGCTCCATGGTAAACCCGAAGGCAAGAACGAACAGGAAGATCCCTGCGATACCTGTGTGCGGTGGAGTGAGTGTAACGGCGTGGATAAGGAATGCCCTAGACGATAAAAAAAGCTCCACCAGGAGGCTGAAACCTGGTGGAGCTAAAGGCATATTGGCGATTAAGACCTTCCGTATTATTCTAAACCAAAATGGGAGGATTGTCAAATGGACGCACCTAATCAGCAAAACGACAAGCCCACTGCAAGGCCCAGCCCCTGCAATACCTGCAAATGTGTAGCGTATCCACGGCGCTGCGAAAATAAAGAGTGCCAGGCGTGGAGAGAGTGGTGGATAGAACGCTGGGAGCAGATCCGGTCCTGCGCGCAGGCACGGCTGAATATGGCTCCCACGGAAACTCCTGCGCGTGACAAATTTCAGTACGACACTCCGGATCATATTCGCAGATATCTGCAGGAGAAACCTTGCGAGAAGTGCCAGGTACCGAAGGATTTGTGTCACGGGGTATGTAGGAGCCTTCGCCGGTGGGAAGAATATCGAAAGGAGATCGACTGGTGGACCTAAGGCCTTTAGCGAAAAAAAAGCTAGTGCGGTATGAAGCCATGAAAACCGCGCTAGAATGCATTCCGGCTGAAATCAGGCGGCTGGAATATGAAGCAAAGCGAATTCGAGCGAGCAGCGCCATTGAGGTTCCAAACAAAGACAAGCTGCTCTTTGAAAATGTCCGTCTGAGAACTGATCTGGAGCAATGTCTGATTGTCGCGAAGGAGTGTGTTGAAACGACGGACATTGCCCTTGATGCCCTTGATGCGCAGGACAAGCTGTTACTGGCAGAAATGTTTATGCGGTTCACCCGGGGCACCGCAGACCGCATGTGTGAAGTGCTTGATGTAACGGAGGCTGCTGTATATCGGCGCCGGAATAAGGCACTGAACAGGTTTACGCTTCAAGTCTATGGGTGTCTTGATACGGCAGAAATACCTTGCGCAGAAGAAGATCTTACTGATAATTCCCAGAATGTTGATGAGGAGGATGACGATGAAGACTATTGAGGTAACTGAGAAGCTTAAGCATCTGTTGAAAGAAATCCCGCTTTCTGCAGATGAAGAGTTTTGGCAGAAGGTACAGGACAGCCGCGTTCACATGGCCCTTCGCAGCGCGATTGACCTTATCGAGGAACAGAGCAAAGAATTGGATGCGAAAGAGGCTACCCTTGCAGTGCTCTCGGCACAGGTTGCTGCCCTTTCCCGCAAGTGTATTTATGACTGCCCGTATCGTAGTGGCGATCCCGGAGGGGTAACGATTATCGACTTCAAGTGAAACTGTTGGCGCCTTTCAAGCATGCTACTTAAGCTTTACAGATAGATAGTAAAGCGATATGAAATTATCATGGTCATGTGGTACTATCTACCGTGAGGGAAAGTATTGTTTGGGGAATCGTGCTGCTCTCTGCCTGGTACATAATTTCCAGGGGCATCTTCTTTACGGGTTTTCAGGTACATCCGGAAAAGTCAACCAGGAGCCGGACTCTCCTGGTTGACTTGTTTTTTACAAGAAAGGAAGTAATACTGATGAGCCAGATTGAATGGAAATCGGTTTCTATCAAAGAATTGAGCACATATGCTGCTGTGCGCCTTTCCTTGGAAATAATTCCCGAATTGATAGTGCGGCAGAATATGGCTATTAACCGCATTCGAACCAGTGACCCATCGAAGGTGTCCGGAGTTGGTGGCGGCAACAACGATGCTCTGCTCTCTGCCATTGTATATCGGGATGAATTGGAAATGCGGCTGAAGGAAGCAAGAAAGACCGTTGGTGCTATTGATAAAGCATTGGGTGCTTTGACAGATGAAGAATACATGCTTCTGGACATTTTGTTCATTCACCCCAGGAAGAAAGGTGTCGATCTGATCTGCGAAGAATTGTGCATCGAGCGTTCCGCGGTCTACGAGCGGAGGAACAAGGCACTGGAGAAGTTCGCCACCGCTATGTATGGCTGCTCATAACCGGCCGGAAAAAAACCGGATGATTTTACCGGTTTCCTGTGGTATGATGATATAAAGAAAAAATGTAAGAGGCTGGATATATCTCAATATCCCTAACTTAGTGACATTGGGATATATCTGGTCTCTTATTTTTTGATTGTTTTTCTTGCCATAGCTTTACCTTTATACCTGGATAGCCAGGGCCCTGCGGTGATTTTTTGCGTTCTTTTTGCACCGCAGGGTTTTTTATACGGAACGGTAAGCATAACAGGTACTGCAGCGGATTGCTAATCCGTTCACCGATGGATTTCGGTGTGCTGGTTCAAGCCCAGCTCGTTCCGCCAACGAAAGCCCTTGCGTAGTAGGGACCTGAAAAAGCGGTACCCGGCACTGTAAGCCGGGAATGTTTATGAGAGAGGTGGTGGTGAGTGGCCAATGAACAAAACATTATTCCTTACCAGTTTACAAGTGAACAAAACCGGGAGGAAGCCGCGAGGAATGGTGCAAAAGGCGGTGTTGCATCTGGTGCTGCTCGCCGTCGAAAAAGAAGCCTAAAAGAGGCGGCTGACTTGTTTCTTTCCCTTCCTGTGAATGATAACAGGATCTACAACATGATGGTAATGGCTGGAGTTGATGCAGAAGACATTGACTATCAGATGGCAGTAGTCGTTGGAATGACCTCCAAAGCTATATCAGGGGATGCTAAGGCCGCAAAAATTCTGTTAGAGATGCTTGGTGAGAATACGAAAGAAGATCCTGTGGAAGATCACCTGATAAGGGCCAAGGAACTATTGGGAGGAATCGATGGGGTTATCGAATAAGCAGCAGGCATACTTGCAGAATTGTAATCACCGTTGGAATATCAAGGTTGGTGCCACTGGCAGTGGAAAGAGCTGGCTTGATTATGCAGTTGTAATCCCTAAGCGAATTATGGCTTTACGCGGTCAGGGTGCGGCTGTGCTGCTCGGAAATACGCAGGGCACATTATCCCGGAACATTCTGGATCCCATGCGTGAGATTTGGGGAGAACTCCTTGTTGGCACGATCAGCAGCGACAATACCGCTCAGTTGTTTGGTCGGAAAGTTCATATCCTTGGCGCTGATAATAAAAAGCATGTTGCCAGGATCCAGGGCATGACTATTGAATATGCCTACGGCGACGAAATGACAACCTGGAACGAGGCGGTTTTCCAGATGTTGAAAAGTCGCTTGCGTTGCGACCACAGTTTTTTCGACGGCACCGCCAACCCGGAAAACCCTCAACACTTTTTGAAGAAGTTCATAGACAGCGATGCTGATGTGTTCTGCCAGACCTCCACGATTGACGATAATCCGTATCTGTCACCGGAATTCGTTGCAGAATTAAAAAAGGAATATGCAGGAACGGTATATTACAATCGGTTCATTCTTGGTCAGTGGGCTGCTGCTGAAGGTGTAATTTATAGACAGTTTGCTGATTCTATTGCTGCAAAAGATAACCGCTTCTTGTGGCCTGTGGATAAAGAGTTGCGGGCTTGGCGTGTGTATATCGGTGTGGACTTTGGCGGGAATGGATCTAAGCACAGTTTTGTGGCAGCTGCAGTACTCCCCGGTTTCTCCGGTGTCGTTGCACTTACTTCACAGCGCATAGAGCCATACGGAACAGATGCAGACTACCTGGGCAATGCATTTATGTTATTTGCAGAAACAGTCTTTGCCCGGTATGGTGAGATCCATGCGGTATTCTGTGATAGTGCAGAACAGGTATTGATACAACACATCCGATCTACAGCAAGACGCTCACGGTTATCTTGGTTGGCTGACCGCATACATAACTCCAAGAAAATCGAAATCAATGACCGAATCCGGCTCACGTCTATTCTTATGGGCGGTGGCCGGTTCTTCTATATGTCTGAGGCGGACACTTTGAAAGAGGCGCTTTGCGCTGCATTGTGGAGTGATAAGCGGGCTGGTAAGGATCTCCGGCTCGACGATGGCACTACGGACATTGATACTTTGGACGCATTTGAGTACATTATCGAACGCGATTACCATTCCTATTTGAAGAGAGGCGCATAAATGAACATCACAAAGTTTGTGAATTTTCTCAACAAATCCAAGAAGCTGAACATTGATGCTTCTTATTACAGTCACATAGACAACTGGAAATACTGGTGGCAGGGCTATGTGGAGAGCATCCACAAAGTAAAGGAAGTTTCTGCCGATGGTTCTGTTGTAGGCCGCAGGCTTGCTAGCTTACGAATGCCGAAACACGCCTGTGAAGACTGGGCGACACTCCTCTTGAACGATAAAACCCGGGCAGTGATCAAGGATAACGGTAGCGCAGAATGGCTGCTCGGAAGCGATGACCAGACCGGAGGTATTCTCCGCAGTATTGACTTTTGGACGAAGGCTAACGAGCTGGTGGAAAAAACATTCCGTTCCGGTACCGGTGCTTTTGTCATGTCTGTGGAGGGTATGGTCGCAGATAAAAAGCAAGGCGCTGTGCAAATCAGCCCTGATGCAAAGCTTTTTCTGGACTATCTTCCTGCAGAGTGCATTCTGCCAATCACAGTCCGCCACGGTATTGTAGTTGACTATGCATTTGCCA